GCTGACACAGTGACAGGCGTAAAAACACTCGGCACGACTGGTGCAATTAAACTCGGCAGTGCAGTAACCGACAAATGTGAAATAAGATTAAATGATTCTGCCTTAAATGACGAAACTTGGCTCAATTCGGCCATTTTTTTGTTAATATCATCTTTTTCTTTGTATAATTTATCCCATTCGAGAAGTTGCTTCGAGGCGGACTCCTCTATTTGGATTTGTTTTTTATTCAAAAGTGTTTCTTTATTTATTATATCAGATTCGCGGATATTTAATAAATCTTTTTCTTGTTTGATAAAATCAGCGTCTGCTTTATTTTTTTCTCTATCTTTATCCATAGCATCCGCTTGAAGTATGGCGTTATTCCTAATTTTTTCAGCTTCCGCAAGGATTGCGTTAGCTCTTTCGTGGATTTCATAAATTGGCTGAAGCAGAACATTGCGTTCCCCCTCAAGTTTGCTTATTTGCTGAGCCAACAAATCTTTTTCATACTTGGCGTTATTTCGGAAACTTTCCAAGTCAAATGTAATTTTGTCAATTTCGATTTTTGAATTTTCCCGAGCAAGGTTCACTTCAAGAACCAGACGCGATTCTTCTTCGGAGAGATTTTTTATTCTCTCTTTTGTAATCGCCTCATTTGTATTTTTTTCATTTCGTATTTGGTCTGGTTCGAGAAGTTGCATATAAATATTCTACGCGGCCACAACATTTCCATCTGTGCTTATCGGCGCCCACATACAATAGTAAGTCAATTGTCCGGCTGTAAGCGCGGTTGACCCGATTGTCTGAATAATGTCTTGGCCATTTCCAATGATAAGTTGCCCCGGCAACGCTTCTACTTTTGTGGTCGGCGTGGCATCGGTGTAAATTTCATCGGTCAATAGTGCGGTTGCGTTGGCGATTTGCGCCAAGACAACAGCGGTCGCGCCGGATATTCCGACTTCGAGTGTTGCCGCTCCCTCAAGTGATAATCCACAGACACCAAATACTCGCACTACCACGCATCCGGTGACAGTAAATAATGTGGTGGCTCCGGTGGCTCCGGTTGTTGCCGCCACATAAGTTATGGCTTTTGATTCAAGCAATCCCTCTGATACGATTGGGACGCTGTTTGCATCTCTTTTAAATGCGGAAAGTATTTGTGTCATGTGATTTTAATTTATGAATTATTTTTGTTCAAACGATTCATCATCTGCGACTGCTTCGTCTATCACTTGTGGTGCTGATCCCGGGCCTGCGGCTGGTTGCGCGCTGGCATCATAGGGGTCAATTGGTTGCGGAGCTTTTACTCTTATGTTCATTGATGGTTGATCAATGTCATCCCCACCGCCATCTATATCAAGATTTCCCTCGTCAGGAATTTCTTCTGTCAATAATGCCTTATTGAAAACTTCCATAAAAGCTGGAACTTCCAATGGCTTTTTTGGTGAAGTGAATGTTTCTTTTCCTGATTCTGTAAGCACCTGATTTGCCAAATGTTTTGCAAAGTGTTCGGCAATTCCTTTGACGTATTCTTTTTTTACGCCCGGTTTGAATGTATATGCTTTTCCATTCCAGTATCCTGTGAATGGCTTCTCGGTAAAATTATGAAAGATATATTTTGTTGTCATATGATAATTAGTCCATCGGCGCGGTGACTCCGATATATTTTATAAGCACCGTTTTTTTACTTTTTTCCCACCCCGGCCATTGCTGACCGGGATGAGATAAAAGATTTGGTTAGTCGATTGTGAGGAACACTAAAGCGAAATCTGTTGAAGCTCCACCATGTAAAGCAAAGCCGACAGTCGCTGAAAGTGAAGCATCTGCGCGAGATACAACTGTACCTGTGACAGATGATTCGGCCGGGACGATATCGTCACCTACAACCACTGTGCCTTGGGCGAGAACGCCACAAGGTCCATGTGTTTGTATCCAACCGAATGAATTGTCCGGGATAGCAAATTGTGCCACGCCGGCTGGTCCGGAAGTCGCCGTTGTTGGGGCAACTACCACGTCCATGTATGGGTTGACTTTTACATCTACTTTACATGTGCCTGTGGTTGCTACGCGAACAGCTTCTTCAAGTTTGAAAGTTACCACAGCGGCCGAAGCGACAGTGTTTCCTTTCAATTTATAAACTTGGCCTACACCAAGAGTGCCTTCAGAAACAAGAAGGAAACCGCCTGCAAGCAAATCGGCGGCAAGGGTGACACTGTCTGTTGAGACAATCGTCAAATCACCTACGGCTGCGTTTGCGATGGTTATTTCTTGTTCGTTTGTTGTATCTTCAGCTTTTGCTTGATACAATTTCCCGACGACCTGTAAACCGTCTGCTTTGCAGTAGCGGTAACCTCGGCCATCGTTTGAGAGTACGTACTCTCCAATGTTGTGCAACGCTGTCGTGCTGGATTCGTAAATCCCTTGAGCCGCGACTGTTACTGCACCGGTTAATTGTGATGCGTTAGACATGTTGTTCTAATTAGTTTGAATTAATTTGTTTACGATGCTACTGATACACCGGTTGTAGCAAATGTCGGTACAGCGCCAGACACAAATATACCTACGCCGGCTTCAGCCATTACTGTATGGTCTACTGAAGCACAGTCCTGTAATAATACAGAACCTTGTGTCTGTGCCGCGCCAAAACCGACAGCGTGTGCTGGGGTTGCGGCGGCAAGTGCATTGCTGAAGAAAGTGCTATTTTTTACAAGCAACATTCTTTCTACATCAGTGGCATTTGCGCCATAGATGCGGACGGCTTCTGTTCCGGCAGCTTTTACATTGAATATACAATTATCGATGATATTATCTCGGCATTTTTTGCCGGATATAATTCCACCAGATAAAAGCATATTCGGTCTTATTTTATCATCAGCTATGATATTTACTAATGATCCAAAAAAGCAATTTAGCCATTGGGCTGAATCACCATTATTGGCAACTTCTGCGGCAGCTGTTTCATCCAAATCAGTTGATTTGTAAAACTCGCAACCATTATAAATTGAATATTCACCACCCTCGGCTACCGCATAAAGTGAAGCAGCTACAGTGCTTGAACTATCAAATTTAATCCCAGAGAATGTATTGCCTACGCCAGTATTTTGCATTAAAGCAATATCAGCGGCGACTGTACTATCTCCCATGGTAATTCTCGCGCGAGCACCCATACCAAATGATCCACCACGTAAACCGAGGCCAACGAAATGGCATCTGCTTTTTGTGATTGTGAGCATTGATGTTTGTGCGTGTGCTGCGTTTGCACTCAACAACACTACATCGTGTTGTCCTGATGTTACGGCAGAGTAAGCACTTGATATTGAAGCAAATGCTTTATCTTTTGTTAACCCATCATTTTGGTCTGAACCATTTGTTGGGTCAACCCAGAAAACATTTCCGAATGTGACAATTCCACCATTCTCCAAATCATCCATGATGATTTTGGCGCCGTATTTTAATGCTGGAACGTAATCTCTTAACTTTTGCATAGTGATTTTTCTTTATAGATTTTCCCTCTCGGGTAGATGATCATGTGCCTTGTTGTGCGCACACGATCATCCCCCGGTCAAAGGCAAAATCACGCTTGTGAATTAATTATTTTGTTTAGCTTCCTGTAATGCCAGTCAATTTACCATGGCGCTTCGGATTTTTGGTCACGAATTGGCCGCCGAAGTAAATGTGGCCTACGACACTGCCAGCGTTTGCCGGGATGATCCAATCACTCCAGCTGAAACCCAATCCAAGTGGGGCTTCATAATCGTTGCCCTCGACTTGTGATTTATAGGCAACGGCTTTTGCGAATTTATATGGCAATGCGTACCAGTCCATGTCCTCCTCGCGGACTAAGTTCAATACACCTGAAGTGCATTTTTCATCCATCAAAATTGGCTTGCCATTATAATGCAAAGCTGTGAAGCCAGTTCCGGCTGACAAACCTTTCATTAAAGAAGCGTCTTTTGTGATGCGTTCCTGTGGTCTTAACAATTGACCATAGAAATTGAATATCGCTTCGGTTGTATAGCCGGCAGATGGTTTTTGAGCACCTGATGCTGTATTTATCCAAAGTGTATCCACTTTTGCCAAGGTCAATGTACCACCTGAGGCAGTTACTGTTCCTTTCAAAGTTGTGTATGTTGCGCGAGCCAAACCACCAATGCTTGCTACGGAAGTTCCGTCATCAACAAGAGCGGCTAAACCCAACGGGTCTTTTGAACCATTTCCTGTGCCATCAGCATAGAAAATTGTACCGAGGTCATCGGCCATATCCTCTGTGTCTGATTGGATTGTGAGCTTCATCATATCCAAAATCTTGGCATCAGTGTCGGCTACTGATAATTCATCGCCGGGCAACGCACAAGTGATTTGATAAAAGCTTGGAGTGAATTCCATGAACTGGCGATTATCTGTGGCGGCCACCGAGAAGGTGTCCAATCCGCGGAATGATTGTCCAGTTGTATTTTTTGATACCTTTACAGGTACTCTCAATGTACGGCCACTCCATTTTTTTCCGGCGCGGACAACGCGTTGGAATAGTACATTTGAGCCGAGCACAGTGTCGACCACAAACGGAAGATATTCCGTTTGAACAGTCGTCTGGACTCTTTGTCCGTATAATTCTGTCATGTTATTGTAGATAGTAAATTAAAACAATAAATATTGCCGCTATCTACATGGTCCGACTACCAAGGTTTGACCTTTTTGAAGTCAGCCGAGGTTTTGTAGTTTGCGGGCTTATCATCGGCTTTTGATTCCGATGTTGTAGCACCTGCAATTGCTTTGCGATCGCCGGGCTTTGGTGCCGAACTATTCGCCTGATTTTGCATAATTGCATATCCGGCGCGATAATTCCAGCGACCTTTGCTGTCGACTAAATCGTTATCCATTACAATTTTTAGGAGCTTGTTTGGATCAATCTTTGCCCCTTTTGGGTTGAGTGTTTTGTCACTCTCGATTGCGGTCAGTTCAGAATTCATGTAATCGGTTGCTTCTTTAACCGCTTTGTCCTCAGCTGATTTCGTTGAAGTAATGCGTTCATAAGCGCGTTCCTCCGCCGATTTTATTTCAGCATCTCGGTCTTTGCGGTAAGCATCCCATTGTTCTTTACTGCCTCCAAACCATGAGGGAACTTCGGTTTCTTCTGCATTGGTTTTTTTAGCCCCTGCAAATTCTTCCCTTAATTTCCTCAAATCATCCTGATGGCGAGATTCTTGGTCGTTAAACCTTTTATCCCACTCGGTTTCCCGATCTTTCCATCGTGGATGTTGGTGAAACGGAATATCTTTGTCTGGATCATCCTGAGTATTTGGCTTTTCCCCCTCAGGCGATTGGGTTTCTTCCGGGTCGTTTGTTTCGCTTGGCGAGTTCTCGAGGTCTTCGTTCCCCGGTTCCGATTCGAATGGATTATTTCCCTCGAATGGGATATCTGCCATACTGTTTGCTTGTGTCATAATAAAAATGTTACGATCTGCTTTTTTTATACTCCGCAGAACGAGGGAGGTTGCTATCTTTATTTATTATAGCATGTTTTAATTTTTACGCATATGTCTTTGGTTTTACCGGTGCTTTTTTCTTTTCCGGTAATGCTTTTATACTTTTTGTTTTGGCGGCAAATTCTCGGGCTATTTTCGGATGTAAGGCGAACATCATTCTTGCCTGTGCCTTTGAAGCGAATGGCATATTTACTCCTCCTCATCTTCCTCGTCTTTTTCAGATTTGGAATTACTTTCTTTACCAAATTCTACACCGACAATGTCAAACTCTGAATCGTTTTGAAATTTGCTGATGGATAGTCCGGTACATTTTAATTTCAATGTCACCTCATATTCTTTTCCGACTTCCATTTTTTTGGCTTCCGGGAAGAATTGGTGTTCCATTCTCATGTGTGGAAATATCTTCATTGATTTCTTTTTTTTCATTCCACCGCTTACGGCTTCACCGACCATCATGTCGTCCTCTTTTGGTTTAATCATTTTCATAATTTTTTATTTTATGTTTATTCCATTTTTGGCAGAGGAATCGACCTTTCCTCTTTTACTTGCTCTTTGTCTTTTTCCACCTGAATTTCTTCCGGGCTTAATTGTATCCCTACTTTGGCGGCCATTTGTACTTGTCCTGATGGTGGCAGATCTTTGAAACTCATTGACTCGCTCGGTGGCTTTTCTTGTGTGTTTGCATTTTGTCTTGCTTGAATTACTTGCTGGACGCGCGGGTCATTGGCGAATAATATTTCCGGTGCGTTTGTTTGTAGCCACATATTTGCGGCCATTTCTTCCGGGTTTGGATAATCTAATTTTTTGTACAAATCAACGAGTGACATTTGACCGGCGACGGCTAAGTCAGCCGCTTGACTGGCGAGTGACGCTGTATCTTTTGGAAGTAATGAACCCTCTTTCACGCTTACTTTTACTTTTGGATGCGGTTTGCCGGCGTATTCTTCATTGTAGACATAAAGCAATTGCACAAACCAGTTGTAAACTTCATCGACAAATTGTTCGAGGTATTCACTGAATCCTCCGCCGATTCTGTCGATATCCATTTCCCTGTTTTGGAATTTACCGCGGACTGTTTTTTCGCTTGTAAGTCCGGCCGCAGACGACCCTCTGGTTCCAAAAATATCGCGTATTCTGGCTCTTGTATCTACCAATTGGTTATAAACATCGGCTGGAAGCCCCGGCGCGCTCATACGGGTAACCGCATCGCCCACAGCGCCTGTCGGTATCCATACTGTACCGCCTTTGCGTAGCGCCTCGGTCACGCCCTTTGCTTGTTGCTGGGTTAGGCCTGACCTTTCGCCGGACACAACCATTCCGCCATTCATACTGTCGGCGTTTCTGTCGATTTGTTTGTAGCGTTTATTTACCAAATCCTGTCCGGATAGATTTTGTCCGATGAGTGATGTTTCATCTACTGGCTGTTTTCCGAGATTGAATACTGATAAAAATATATACGGACTTTTTGGTACTGGGAAGTGGTTCACGCCGGGGATTGTTTCCATCATTGGTTTACCCTCTGCATCGAGTTGTGGCGTGCCTTGGTCGGTGTATGGTAATTCTTTTTGTGTATCGTAATTCCAATGCGGATTTTTCTTTTTCAAAAGCACCGCTTCATTTCCGAGTGTCCAGCACATATACTGGTCTGTCCACCATTCTATAAATCCAATTTCTGTTCCGGATGATTCTTTTCCCGATGAGTCCTTTGCAAGTTTTTGTATTGCCTCAATCGCGCCGGGTTCTCCGCCGACTTCTTCTAATAAACTTATCAAATCTGATGCCGGCAATTTTCTATGTTCACCTCTGTATGATCCTGAATATCCATCCTCATCAATAGTTGCTTTCGGGTCGAGTATAATTTTTGATGGGCGCAATATTTTTATTGTTGGAATATCCTTATTCAAATCCCAGCCGACTTTTGCGACTCCCAATAAAGAAATAGCCCAATGACGAGCTACTTTTTTTAGTTTCAAACGCAAAACGAGTTCATCGGCAAGTTCGCCGAGTTCTTTTTGTATTTCGGTTGCGAATTGTAAATTTTCTTTTGATTGTTCCTCTTTACGCGCCAACACCACCATTGGTTCAGGATTTCGTCTGGTCACTTGCGGAAGATATGTTTCGACTGATTCAAAAATTACGTTATCTACGAGTGGTCTTGTTTTATCAAGTTTTGGTTGTTGAAATTGTTTGCCTTTCCAATAGTTTTCATTTTCCTCACTGCGATTTTGCCATTCAGAATAAACATCGGATGCCTCCCATGTTTTTTTCCATTGGCTGGTTAATTTCAGAAGCGTTTCGTTTTCCATTTCCAGAGTAAGTTCTGGAAGTTTTTCTGACACGACGCCCTCCTGAATTTCTGTATCATTTGTTCGCCCGGTAATTTTATTTATTTTACTGCCGAGAGAAGAAAATGCATCTAAGATTAGATTGCTCATAGTGTGTATTTTAAGTATAGCATTTTTTTAATGTTTGATAAATAGTTATCCACCATTGCGCCAGTCATCTTCTTCTTGGCCTGCCCACCATGGTTCTTCGCCGACCTGTTTTCCTATCAATTCGTGCGGATTCATGTCGACTGTTTGATTCGGATTTATTATGTAGCTGTCTGGCTCTGGTTTGTTTTCCGCGCCGAATATCGCGCCTTGATTTCCGAATTTACTCAATCCTATTCTGTAATAAACTGTGGCATGGACCCAGTCGTCACGATTTGAGCGCTTCCATGCGTATTGAGCCACCCCAAGCGTATCTTCTTCTTTTTCTCGGTAGATGTGCGACCAGTGGAGCCAATAATCGTGCCAATCGTTTTTCATTCCGTTGTATAATCGCAGGCGCCTTTCTTTTAATTCCCCAATCACGAGCTGAATCATTCTGTTGCGATCCGCTATCACATTGCCGGCTTCATCATTGTCACCCCAGCGGACAAGTTGCATTGTTTTCCGGTC